AAAGTTAAACGTAAAGGAAAATCTGCCCTACGTTGAACTGTAAAATTCTTTTTACCAGGTATAACAGCCATTAGCTTCCCTCAAGTGCAGCAACTTTAGTTTCTAATGTCTCTATCTTAGCAACTGCCTCTTGTAATGCTTTTGTTAAAACAGAAACTATTGCATCTACGTTTAATGATTGTATTGAATCTCCATCTTTTACTCCATCCGCACCACTTGGGATAACCTCTTGTACTTCATGTGCTAGGAACCCTTCTCTAGCAACACCATCAGCTTTATATACACTATAATCTGTATATTGGTATGTAATAGGTCTTAGTTGTTTTATTTTGTCAATTCCAGATTCTGTTTGTGTCGTAATATTCTGTTTTATTCTGTAATCAGATGACGGACCACTTACTTGTCCTACATCAGTTTCATCAATCCAGCATTTTAATACATTAGTCGCCCAATAAAAGTTATATAAATTGCCCGATGTTGTTGCACTAGCATTAGATCCTGTTTTACTGGCTATACCTTTTGGTACTATAACACCACTGACATCTGTACCTGTAGCTAGTCCTCCTGTATGTTCAGCCCAAAGAAAAACACCAGCAGTATCAAATTTCCATCTATCAACACTATTTAATGTAAAAAGTATAGGTGCTGCTTCATCAGTATCAATTCTCAAACTTCCTGTACCTCTATGAAAAATGCCAGAATCAGCATTTGCACCACCAGAGTGTCTAATAATTCTTAAGCCATAGTCTGTATATGTGGTATCAGCGACAAGATCAATATAAGCATTTTTAGAACTATCAGATGCCGTTGCTGTAATATTTAATATTGCATCTGCTGTACTTGTTTGAATCTGTGCATTACCTATTATATCTAATTCAGATCCAGGAGAAGTAGTTCCTATCCCAACTTTGCCATCACTAAGCACAGTTAATTTTTCAGATCCAGCTATAAAAAATCCAAGTCTTGTATCAGCAGGTAATCCCATACCACTTTGAGTTACACTGCCCGAACTGTCTAAAAATCTATAACCAGGAATAGCGGTTGTACCAGGTTTTGCGATATGAGTTCCAGCAGATGTTCCAGTGGATATATCAACAACAGGCAAAAAAGCTGAACTATTATGTACCTGATATTGATTAGTACTTGTATTTGCCCAACTCATATAACTAATCAAAGAAGTTCCAGTTGGTGTCGTACCAGTACTGTTATTACCTTTTACGGCTTGTAAATTTGCCTGTATATCTTCTCTTACAGTTTGACCGCTTGCATTTGCTATTACTGTATCTGTATTTGCCATTTAACTAAACTTATAAGATATTTCTATTATATTACACCTTTTTACCAAAGCCACTAGCAGTATATGTAAATTCTTTTCCTCCTTGAGACTGACCACTAGAATTTTTAAAAACAACATCAAATCCTAAACCAGTTATATTTGTAACTTCATAATGTATTCCTGTTCCTAGATCCAATGGATTGATAGTTACAGAAGGATTTCCAGCAGTAAAACCTGTAGTAGCACTTGTGCCTATAAAAAATCCGTTAGTAAAAACAAAACTAGGACCATTTGTTGAATTTAATACACCACTTGTTTCAGTTCTTTTATTCATTAAAACTTTACAACCTAATGTATTAGTGCTTCCATCTCCCAAGAGAATCCTTGTATTTTCTGTTGTTGTCGTAGTTTTTAATTTTAAAGTAAATTTAAAATATCTAGCACTTGCAACAGTTTCAATAAAATCATTTGCAGTAGTAAAACTTGAATTATCATCGCTGGTTTGTATCTGCAATTCTGCGGTTGCATTTTCTAAAACATCGCCATCAAAACTTGTTAAAGCGTCTACACCACCACTGATAATCGCACCATCGGAATTTAAAACTACTGCTGGTACATAACTATCAAAAAGAGTACTATCAGAAAATCCTTCAAACCTTACAATACTTTCAAAAATAACACCAGCAAATTTAGCTCCTAAATCTAATACATTGGTAAATTGATATGAACCTTCTGAGAGTCCAGTATCTCCATCTAAAGTATCAAAATCACTGATCGTATCTATAAGTGCAGTGATTGAATCAATCAAGGTATTACTTGCACTTTGATTTATTTCCATTCCACTGCTGTTGACGGTTAATGCAGTTTTTACTCCACCAAATGTTGTGTTTTCTTTAATCGTTCCAATTAAATCACGATCTACTAAATCAGGTGATGAGACAATAACACTTACAGAGGAGGTTGACTGTATTAAAGTTTGATCTTGGTATTTTATTAAATACTCTCCAGTAACAGTCGGTAAAATAACACTGGTTTGTGAACCGTGAACTATCATTATGGTTCGAGAGTTACCCCAAACAGCAGCACCACTTGTGTCATCATTATGTTTAATAATTACATGACCATTACTTGTTACATCTATATCTTGTGATAAAGGCCAAGTTAATTTTAAATCTCCTGATTGTGTAAATTCAGAATTTAAACTGGTTGGTGATACTGGTGGAGCTAATTTACCAAAGTTATCTATTTGTTTTATGGTTGGATTTTTTGATATTTTACCTATTGCATTTATTGAATAAACTTCAATCTGATAAGTACCTACACTGGCATTTTCAATTTCAAAAGTTAAATCCTCAGTTATAAAGTCTCTTAAATACTCACCAAAAGAAGCAAGAGGGTTCATAAACAAAGATGGTTGTCCATAGATATTTGTTCCTTGGTTAGATATAGAGCCAGGTTTAAATTTATATTTAACAAGATATTTTCCTGTACCTAAAACATTGGCAAAACTAACTATTACCACAGATATAACCTGACCTTCTTTTTGTCGTAATGCAGTAAAACCAGTTATAGAACTTGGACCGCCTCTATCAATTTCAAAAATGCTTGTTACTCTATCATTCAAATGTACTAAAGAATCAAGTTTAAATTTAGTAAAATCAGGATTTTGTAATGACTCATCTGATACTAATGTTCTATTTTTACCATCAACAAAATCATACTTATTACAGTTATAAGGAATACCTGTCATCTTATATAGGATTCCATCTTGCTCTTCTACATCAACTATTCTGTATAACTCAGACTTAACAGTGTTTTCAATCAACCAGACAGTATTAGCTTGAAAAGTAGCATAAACAATATTGTTATTATTATCTCTTGTTTCACTAGGTGCTAAAGCAGAAGATAAAGTTATAACCTTACCACTGATAGAACTGATAGTCCCTGGTCTAGCTTTTCCAGCACTGTCCAAAATTAAAATGGTTCTATCACCAGTAGTGGGTAGATCTGTTGAAGCACTGTCATCCACTGTTAAAGCAGTTAAATGACCGCTTCCATCTAAAGTTACAGCATTTACTCTTCCTGCTCTTCTAATCCCTGCTCTTACTGGATCGTTTATACCAACAACCGCACCAGGTCTAATGACAACTCCACTTTCTATAGATACATCAAAAGTAACAACATCTGTCTCATTATTCTCAGACCAAATTATACTTCTGCCGTATCTGGCTGCTTGAGCAAATGAAGTACATCCAAAGGCTTTTACTTTTTTAATATTATGAGTTTTTTCAAAAACTTGCTGATTAGTTATAACGACAGTGTCTAGCTGCCTTGATTCCATATTGAAATATTCAACAACAACCTTTCCATGTCTTGTTTTTAAACTGACCCCAGAATAAGAGAAGCCATTTAAAGTATTAGCAAGTGAAAAAACATAAACAGGAGTTTGATAAGTACATGGATCTTCGTCGTCTGGATTTATGGGTCTGTCTTGAACGAGAGTAAGCTGTCCTCCTGACCAGATGGGGTAACATCTCATCATTCCAGAAATCTCTTTTATTATGTTGAAAGCCTCTGTTGTTTTATTTATGACACTGTTAAAAGCAAATCTAGGCTCTTGACCTCCTCTAGGAGTCGGTACTAACTGAGCACAATATTTACTAGCTTGAAAAAAAGAAAATAAATTTACTTCTTCTTTTTTTATATACTTACCAAATCCATATCTAGTGTTTAAAAGTAAATCAAGCAAGATAAACGATGGATCTGTTGTCCAAAACAATGTTCCTGTAAGCTCATTATTAAATATATAGTCTGATGGGTATTCAATTCTTCCATTACCTGTTATATCAATAGTAGGTGTTTGGCCTCCATTTGCAGCAGGGATTTTTACTTTTATTCCTCGATAACGAAATGTTCTTTTTGGAATACTTGCAAACTGGTACGCATCAAATTGAAGAAAAGAATACGCTGTAAAAGGATATGAAAATTGTCCATCAAGTATTTTTTGAGTAACATTATTACCATCATCTATCTCAATATTTGTATCTAAAGTTTGACCTTGATAGTCTGTAGTTGGCCTTTGTATTTCAGTAACTGCTGAGAAAAATAAATCATCTTGTATTTGGTCATTATCTTCATTTAAGGCAGAAACACGTTTTACAGTTACATTTAGTGGATAACGTCTAAAACTATCTCTATTAAAACTTTCTGTTGCAAATACATATTCTCTTCTATATTGATCTCCAGTTCTTCCAGAAAATGAATCCTGTTTCATTAAAGTTCTTGATGTATCTGCAACATCACCCACATATTGAAAAAAGATTTCAAATTCTACAGTTCTTCCTAAAAGATCACCCTTGTCATTTGTTTCCTGTAACTGATTAACAGAAAGTGTTACTTTTACTCTTTCAGGAGCTAAAGATTGGGTTGATGCCAAAGATGGTCTACCTACTGTAACCTGTCTTGTTATTTCAGTTTGTACTTTTTGATTAACTTCTGTTATTTTTTCACTCTGCAACGTGCCATCAGTGCTTAATACTGATTGATTTTTCGATCCATGTCTTACTTCAAATGAACCGTCAGTTGGATTATCAAACCCATTGAAATTTGATTTTTGATAACTGCCATCATCAGCTTTTTTACCTGTGTTTACATTTCTTATCGGAGTATCGTCTAAATATATATCTTCATGTGCGTATGCAATGTATTGATCTTGATTACTTGAACTTAATTCATATACTTCATTAACTGTAGAAAGTTCTGATGAAAGGTTCTTGGATGGTGTTGCAAAACCTTCTGTAACACCTTCTGAAAGTATTTCTATAACCTTACCTGTTTCAGTATTATTTAAAGTATCAGGATCTCTTGTAGGCTTTCTTGACCCCCCTCCTAAAAGTCCTCCAAAACTACCTGTAATTTGTTTTTTATTATCTGACATTATGTTGTACCTGTTACTAACCCATAATAATACCCATCACTAGCACCAGTGCTAGGTCTGTTATTAGCATCAAAAGTTCCAATAGATTCTTTAAGATTTCCAGGAAAATATTTAGTATTACCACTTTTAACAAAAGCACTGTAATTAAACTGGTTTTTATTTTGTTCTCTATAAGCAGTTAACAACTCATCTCCTGTATTTGTATAACCTGTTCCTTCGTATGTGTTATTTCCCACAACAGCTTCAATTTTAACTTGAGTAGATGATGCACTATAAATTCTTACATATCTTCTTAAGGCAGTATCTGAATTATCTCTATCGTATTCTTCAGCAGATTGACCTGTATCGGGATCTTGTGGAACTGAAGTAGTGTTACCTCTATGATCTACAACATTAGCAGAAGCTGGTGTACTGGGTGAGCCATCAGCAGTATCTATACCAGCACTGATAACAACCGATCCAGTGATACATTCTCCATATAAAATTGGAATGGGAACTGTAGCAAGTGTAGTGTTGATACTGTTAGAAAAATTAGCTGATAATGGATCTTCTGCCTCTGGTTCCACTGCTGGTGTAAATAAATCAGCAATACCTGATAACACTAGATAAGCTCCAATATAAGCCATATTTTTAGCTATAAAACCTCCAGTAAGTCCTTTTTGGAGACTAAATTTTATTGGCCCACCTAGACTAGCTGGCATAAGGAAAGCTAAACCAATTAATGCTGCTCCTAATAATATTTTTCCAGCACCTCTTCCACTTCCAACTATTACGGGTACTATTTTTATCTCGGCAATACCTACTGGATCATGTAGCTCAGTCTTATCTATATCTACATTATTTACACTGACTCTATAGTATTGATTTGCCATTTCATGTTCCAAAGTTGGAAAATTAGCTATCAAAAACTTAACTGCTTCAGCAGTATTATTAACTTCTGCATTAAAAGATGAACGACCTGTAGCTTCTTTTAAATGACCATATAATTTAATCTCAGTTGACATACCGATACCTCTTATGAGTACATCTTATATAAAATTCACTATAAGGTTCAATACAACTTAGCCTTTCATTGCAATGATGAGCAATATTTCCATTTCCTACAAAAACAGCAACATGACTAGGCTTGGGATGTAGTAGTTTCATAAGAAAAACATCTCCTTTTTCTATAGACTCATTATCTCTTAATTCTCTAAATCCAGTTCGCCAAGCATGACTTTCAAATAAAGGATCTTCTAAAAATTCTTCTGATGTAAGAGATCTTTCATAATCTTTTAAATTTATATTTTTAACTTCCTTATACCAATCTCTTAAAAAAGTATAGCAATCTGTTAATCCCCAAATCCAAGGTCTACCATATAATTTTGGTTTATATCCATTTGGTTTAAGTTCTGACCAAGTATTTTCCAAAGAACTATAAATGTGCCAAGGAAGTTTTGATGCTTCACAACTAATCTTATCTGCGTCAGAAGGTTCAGAAGAGCCTTTGGGGTGACTATGAAATATTCCTACGATTTGACCCTTTTCTTCACAGGCTGCATAACTATCAGGATCTAAAATAAAATTATCCTCATCTCTGGAACGGTTAGGACAATAAAAAAATACTTCTTTACCTTTTACATTAACAACTAAACCACAAATCTCTTTTGGACTTTCTAGTTTGCTATCTCTCATAGCTATTTGTTGCCACTGCTTCATCCCTTAAAAATTCCTGCTGATGGAAACTGATCTCTAGTTACGAGTCTACGAGGAGCTTTTACTCCTGCTAAATCAAAGTTAGCAGCTAATTCAAACTGCACCACTTCTCTATCTTCCTGACTCTTTCTATCAATAAAATATACTTCCTGTGGAAATTCGGGATAAGTAGAATCAAAAGCATTGTAACTAGGTACTGTACTGTAATTTGAAGTTGGTAAAAACTTTTCCAATGTTCGTTTCCTAATCACTTTCGCACCCGTAAGATCATTATTGATTAAACCTAATCCAATAGAACCTTCTTCAATACTCGTTGCTACAGAATTAACAGCAGCTAAAATAGTTGTAAACGTACCTAAAGCATTAGAAAAAGTAAGTATTGGTCTAGGCAGTTGTCCTCTACCAAATTTAAAGCCTTCAGCCTTTACAGGTAAAGCAACATAGTCTACCTCTGTATTATTGGAATCTCCTTTTGTCCATTTTATAGAACCAAAATTATTATTACTCGTTCCATCATGGAAATAATAGTTTGTATCTATAGTTGCTGGTGTTACGTAATGAACATTTGGAATTAACTCAAGCTCAAATAATTGAATGATTGCAGAGGGATTAGATTCTTGTAAATCTTTACTTACCTTTATGTTTGTATTTGAATAGCCCTGCTCATAACTTGATGTCATGCTTCAAATACCTCTCTAAAACTTGCCTGTATTGTTGCTCTATTAACATATGGAATCTGTTTACTCCAGTTTTCACATACAAATTTAGATGAACTGGCTTCCCCAGGAGGTGTAAAGCTAAAACTTATATTGTCTAAAGCTCTAGCATCAAAGAAATCTTCAATTTTAGTTGCGTCTGCTGCTGATACATCAAACGTAAGATTATAAACTTTTGGATTTTGATGACTAGCTAATCCAAATAATATTCTTTGTTCAAACCCATCAGCAAAACGTACAACTCTTGTATTTGGAGAAGAGTTTTTTCTTAAGTTATATTTTGGAGTAGTGCCACCCGTTGTTGTTCCAACGTCATTGTCATTAAAAGTAAAAGTAGACATTATGCAAGTAAACCTCCAGGTCTTTTTTGTTGTATTAATTCAGATTGTACTGCTGCTGATATAGCAAGTCCAAGCTGTCTACCTTGTTCTTCATCACCTTCAGCAGAAGAACCAGAAGCATCTACGTTTACTACTATATTTGTACCACCACCTAATTCATGGTTTGGAATTATAGTACCTGCACTATTAGGAACAAAAAGTTCTGGACCTCTTTCTCCTACTATTGAAGGTTTACCAACAGAAGGTCTACCACCATTAGCAAAACTGTCCATTGTTAGCGACATTGGATCAGTTGGTCCTCGATTCATTCCTGAAAAAACAGAAGTAGGATCTCTTAAACTAAACATATTACTAAATAACCCTAAAAATGATTTTTGTACCTGTAAAGCCAGAAGTTGTGCAGCAGTATCTAAGAAGTAATCAGCAATCCGATTTAACATACTTCTAAAGGCATCAGAAACACTCATAGTTCCTTTGATAATTCCTTTAAATGAATCTTCAAAACCAAGTTTAATCTGTTTACTTAAATCTAATACCCCTCTTATTGGATTCATTAAATCTTCTAATTGTTGACTTACTGCATTAAATTCTGGTAAAAATCTCATCTTTTCAGCATTTTCATCAACAATTTTAAAAAATTCATTTATTTGTTGAGTTAATTCAGTAGTAGCTTGTTTATCTGCTTCTATTCCTGCTGCTCTTAATTCTTTTAATTTTTTAACTTTCGGCAAAAGCACATCAATTTGATCTGATGAAAGAGCAAAGTTTAAGAAACTTTCTTTTAATTTCTTTTCTCCACCAAGTAAATCAAGTTCATCTAAGAATCCCTTTTGTGAACGGATTCCTCCTGCTCCACTATAGAAAAACTCCATATTCTTAGGATTAAATTTTTCTATAAGTGTTCCCATCTCATCTCCACTTGCCTTTAAAGATTCTGTAAACAACTTAAATATTTTAGGGTTTCTCATTGCTTTAAGAATTATATTATTGTCTTCAATACTAAAACCTGGCTTTTTGGCTCGGTCTTTATTTATATTTTGTTGAGTTTTTAAAATTTTATTTAAAAATTCAAGTTCAACTTCACTAGCATCTTTTATCTTTAACTGGTTAATTAATTCATTAGCTGCTGTCTCTCCAATTAAATTTCTTGAAGCTAAAATACTTTTTGTTAAAGACTCTACATCTTTTAAATTCATAACTAAATCCATATTTTCTTTAGTACCAAACGCTTTTAAAAGTTGCTCAGAAGCACTTCCAAACCTTGTAGTTTCAAATTTTTGTAATTTTTCTAAAGCTTGTTCTGGACTTATTTTTAATTCTTTTGCTAATTCTTTTACTTTCTGCCTTGAAATAATAGATTCATTACCAGTAGCTCTAATAGCTCTATTCATCTCTTCAACATCTCTTCTAAATGCAACTACTTTTTGAGTTTGAGCAACTATAGCAGTAGCAAGAATAGAACCTGCAAAACCACCACCAGGAGCTAATGCACCTCCTATCGCACCACCAGCACCACCAGCTATAGCTCCAGGAACTCCTGAACCAAACAAAAGTGGAAAACCACCACCAATCATGGCACTTTGAGCAGCACCTCTACCTCTTGCAGCAGCACCTCCACGCATTGCAAACATTCCTTGTTCGTTTGCATTTTTACCAATACCTAAATTATTAAAAAATGAACTACCTCTGCCACTTAATTTATCAAAATTAGAGGCTGCTGCTTGTTGAGTCAGCAATGTTGCCATCAAGCTAGTTTTTTTAGCAGTTGTATTTGTATTTCTTTCTAATCTTCTAAAATCAGCTTTTTCGTCAACTGATTTACTAAAACTAGCAAAACCAGAACCTTGCCTAGATGCTCTACTTGCTAAAACATTTTTTCCTTGAGTTGTTTCTAAAGGTCTTTGTTGTCTTAATCTATTTAATAATTTTTCTCGTTTTCTTAATTCGTTATTATATTTAGCTTCTACGTTAACTAATTGTTTTGCTGCGTCATTATATCTTTTCGTACCAATAGCTGCTTTATCAAAATTATTTTTAACTTGTTTTACTAATTTATTTAAAGTTTGAAAAGAATTAGGTAATGTTTTACTTTGTTTATTAGCAAGTTTATTAAGGACAGTGAGTTCTTTAGAAGTATTACTTATTTCAGTTCTTAACTTTTTTAATTGTTGCGAACCTTTTACAGCAACCGCAATATCAACGCTATAATCAGCCACTTGCTATAAAAACAAAAAACATTTCTTTTATATTACCTCTTTCTACCTTTGAAAGCACTACTTCGTTGTGCTTGTTCTTGTTGTTTTTTATATTCTTCATTTTCAATCTCTAAATATGCAACCCAACCTATCATTTCTTCAACAGTTAAGGTTTGACATAACTCAGCTACAGTTTTACGAAGTTTTTTTGCTAAAAAAAATAAAAACTGCCAATCACTATTAGCTTTTTAAATCGGCTTTAGCCTCTTTTACCTCCTTATCTGCTCCAGAAGTAAGCATTGCTAATTGTATTTGTTCAAGAATTGAGGCTTCTACTTCTCTTCTTAATGAAGCCTTATCTCCATCTTGAAAAAGCCTTGAACCTTCTTTATCTAAAGCCTTTTCAATCATTAACTGCAAAGCATAATCGGCATTATCATCAGTTCCAGTTTTCTTTTGTATAGATTCTCGCTCTGCAATAGTTAAAGGATTCCAATAGACAGAAAAGATAACCTCATCATTTTGTATTACATCATGTTTGTAAAGTTGAGAAACTCCAAACTTGTTTTTTAAAAGATCAACTGCTCTTGTCATAAATAATATAATGCTATTCTATTATACTACGCATTTGCTGAGAATTGACAAGATATTACACCAACAAAGTGACTTCTATCCTCTATTTCCAACATAGTTGGGCCATTTATATCTTGCACTCTAGGTTTAACACTAAAAGTATCAGTATATCCAGAAGCATTTACTGAAGTTAATCCAGTAATAACACCTTCAGCTATTTCCGAAAGCTGGCTTGTGCCTTTGTTTTTTGGAACGTAAATATTGCATTGAATAACACCAGAGTAAAAATTTGAAGAAGCTCCTTGATTCTGCAAAGTAGATTGAGTGTAATTAACTATCATCATTATGTACTTCTTAGTTTTTCCTGGAGTCACGAAAGTAACATTGTCATAGACCATCGTGATTGTAGGATCTACGTCTGCTACTGCATCTGTTACTGCTTTTTCAAAAGCTGCTCTGGTGTTTACTAAAGTCATAATTTTTTCAAATTAACTTCTGTATATCTTGCAGAAGGTTCTGCTTGACCAAACTTAGAAATACCTAAAAGATTTCCTTCTTTATCTCTTTGAGCACCCATTCTATCTGATGCTAAGAATAACTTGCCTTTTTTCTCTTTCATGTTGTCATTAATTATTTTTTTCATTTGTCCTTGAACAAAATTTTGAATTTTACCTCCTTCTAAAGCATAGGCAGCATATACAGCCCTATTACCAATAAATACAGGTCTTTTAATATTAAATGTTTTAGTTATAGGGTACCTTATCTGAATTTTTGGATTTGATGGTGGTGTTTGTTTTGAATAAGGAGGACCTGCTTTTTGTCTTGCAAAAAAATCTAAACTACGTTCATATTTAATTGATTTCCAGGGTTGAAAATCTTCTGCTTTTTCTGTAGCAGGTACAGCCATTGTTTGTACTTTCCAACTAGACGCAAAGAATCCTGTCCAAACAGGACTATGTTTTTTAGTTGATAAACCTTTATGAATTTTGTTAATTACTGTATTAAAATCTTGGTTTAGCTGATCTTCAAGAGTGCCAACTGGATCGCTTTTTTGCAACGGTTTTCTTTTAGCCATTAGAATCGCACCAAAATAGTATAAAGATAGACCTGCCCACCTTTTTTGGTATCAATATCATAAATCTGACCTGTTACTGTACTTCCTGCATAAGAAAATTGAACTTCATCATCGAAATCTATTTGATTATTTCCTATTAAATCAGGAGTAATATAAATTTTTGCTTGCCTTATTTCTTTACCTTCATCCTCTTCTGACCTTATAAAAGAAATTGGTACTTTTATATCTGAGTATGTTGTGTCTACAGTAATTTGTTCTCCTGTATCTACGTTGTAACTAGATACTCCTTTCTTTGTATAAGTAATAGTGTGATCTAAAGAATCTCCTAAAGTTGCAACAACACTTTTAGCAACACTTTTAAATAAACTGTCTAGTTGTCCTGCCATTATCCTCTAACTACCCTCATTTGAAAACTACCTGCTCCACCAAGCATATAAGCTCCAAGATAACTTTGTAACCACGGGTAAACATCTAAAATATTATTTATTGATCCTGTACCCTGACTTTCAGTATTATATTTAACTCTAAGATCACCAAGAGCTACTTCTTCAAAATTACCATCTTTACCAGTAGTACCAGTAATAGCACCAGTATCATTT